GCTATAACAGAAACTCAAAGATATGGAGAAACTCCGAGATTTACATTTAATAGCGAACAGGCGACTGAATACGCAGAAGTTAAAGCCCCTGAGTTTGCTTTTACAAAAATGAATTTATTTGAGGCTTTAAAACAGGTTGGAAGTTACATACACGCAATACCAGAATTAAATGATAATGAAATATCTTTTAAGAAGTTAGGGCAGAAAGAATATGCTACTTTACCATCAAGGAGTGTTGGGTATACTGCTTCTCAATCAGTAGAACAATTTTGCAGTGAGATAGATACGAATGTTGATAATTTAGTTAACCTTGATGATGAGCAAGTAGGTTCTATAATAGAGCCTTATATTGATGGTCTTAAAACGGTTAGGACTGATATTAATAGTAATGTCAATATAACTGAGAGCAATTGTTATATTGAAACCGTTTACCCTATTGAGAAGATAATAAAAGTTGAGTTTGGGTTTTTATCAGATGACACCTATGATGACACCTATGTTGGAGATATTACAGGGTATATTTACGAGAGTAGCGAATATAAGGCATTGTCTAGTTATGACGGGGTATATCCAAATGCAAAAGCATTTGCATTATATTATACGCAGGGAAGTAAAAATATTTATGGATTACAATTTGAAGAAGAAAGTTCAGTTAATGCTTTCTTTAAAAAACCTGCGATTATAAATATAATTAATGCAAAAACAAAAGGGGATTATAGTTTGGAAGCATTTATAAAAATGCAATTCAGAGTTACATATATTCCTGTTGTTTCGGCAAGAGTTAAACAAAGAAAGTCAAATTTAAACGCAACATCTAAAAAGGCTGTATTAGCATACAATCAGGGAGCAAATAAAGTTGACACTGATTTTTATGGAGAAAATTTAAAAGGTGTAGTTGAGCGTTTAGGAAATATAGAGAAAGTATATACATATGTCGTTAAAAAGACTGATACGACACCAGAAGTAGGACAGTTATTTGATGATGAGTATTATATTTCAGTTGTAAAAGAAGAAGAGTTTTTTGATTATAAAAAGTATTCACTTGGGCTTTCAAAAGATTTTAACCGATGGAATGAATATGTTGGAATTGATAACAACCAAAGATTTTATGAAATTTCAGAAGTTCAAGCGATAGAGAGACCTGTTATTTATGAAGACTATCTTGTTATAAGCGATGATTTCGACATTGAAACAAATGAGTATGAAAAGAGTATCGCAACGAATTTAATAAGTGTTTTAAGGCAGAATTTTATACCATCAGGAAGTTCATATAATCAAGTTTCATTTATACAAGCGATAACACGAACAAGCGATTTAGATATAATAAATGGTGTTACTTTACCAGCGACTTCTTTTGCCTTTGGTAACTCAGCATATTATGGGTGTTCGTTTAGTAATAATTATGGTGCAGGCTCTTATGTTGCAAGTTTTATAGAAACAGACAAAGGAATACAACAAGAAGCAAAATACTCCACTTTATACGGGTTCGCAGAATACATAGAATTATTAGGTGGCTCATTTCAATTAATTCCACAATCAAGTTATTCATCAGCTGTTGCTATAGGTGCTTCGATACCTAACACATACAATGAATCTGGAAGTTTATCATTTAATTTATTTGATACAACTGCTAGTTATCCTATACGATTGAAGAAAGATAGCAGAGAAAAAATCAATATAGCATACCAAATACACTGCGTTACAGATAAAGAGAATGTTATTGTTGGAAGTGGATTGTCTAAAAAGTTAGGTGTTAGGAAAGGCTATATAGATGAAGTATCGTTAAAAGGCGAATATGTTGACATCTATGTAATGGGTAGAGAAATTGGGAAGTTCGAAAAAGAGATTACAGACTTGCCAAGTTCAGCCAAACGAATCTCATACACAATGACATCAGATAGCACAAATAAACAATTAAACTTCAGTTCAATAACACTTAATGCGAGCGGAAAATCAATCGTATTAGTTGATAGACAATCAAAAGAGTTAATTTTTGCAATAAATGAAGATGTTGCAAACGGGCAGTCATATCAATTGCCTAGTCTTTGTTTTAGACATAAAATATAAGGAGAAAAAGAAATGATTATTACGGCAAAAGCGAATGGCGATATTTTAAACATTAAGCCATCAGTATTCTATCAAGGGTCGACAGAAGCGAATAAGATATATCTTATTGCACCATTTGCGATAAGTTCGAGTGTTAGTGTAGGGTTTACATTGCCAAGTATGACAGATATTCCTGTTACATTAATGACACCGTCTACCACAATAAGTGATACGCTTAATACTTGGGTTTATGATGTGCCTGTGGCTCTCACTCAATATGTAGGAATTGTTAAAGTCAACATTTCGATTACAACTCCTAGCGGAACTACAATCACTCTTAATAGATGTCAATTTGAAGTTAAGAGAGGAGATGAAGTAGTATTGCCAGATGAGCCTGAGGCTGATGTTTATGCTTCGATAGTTCAAGTATTAGCGGATATTTATGCAAACTTTATAAATAAGGTTGATATTAATTATACTGACACTGAAAATGATATTGAGCAATCAGTTATAAATAATGCTAACGGATTAAAATTAGTTAAGACTGTTGGCGATGTCACTGTTACTTTTGAAGTAACTGAGGACGGCATTGAGATTGACGGGGTTGAAATCAATACTAATATAGAGAATAGAATTGAAGCTCACAATACAAGTGGGACGGCACACGCAGATATTCGTTTAATAGCAGAAACAGCAGAAGATAATAGCGAAGCGGCAGTAGCGACAGCAAACGAAGCAAAATCAATAGCAGAAAATGCTGAAAGTGTTGCGTTAGGAATAGACGCGAAAGCTAGTGAAGCATTGAGTAACTCTGAATATGCAGTTGAAATAGCAGATGAAGCAAAAGCAATTGCATTAAGTGTCGAGCAAGCGAAAGTTTTTGACACCTTTGCTGATATGGAAACTTGGCTCAAAGACGAAAATAACAAAGGCAAACACTCAATAGGTTTAGAATTATTAATAAAAGACAATGATGTTTCAGATTATTGGATTTCTGCTGTTTTAGAAACACCAAATGCGAGTGGTTATTATTATGATATTGAAGAAAATGAAGCGACAGTATTGAGTGTTAATGAAAAGAAAGGAATTGTCATATTAAAGACTGATGATATTTCAGATGAAAATGAAACTAACAAATGGACTAATGCCGATGAAAAGGAAAAGGTTTCTAAAATTGTTATAGATGGTGATGGAACAAAAGCATTATTAAATGACGGAACTTATGGCGAGGTTGGAACAGTTGATACAGTTAATAATGTTTTGCCAGATGAAAATAAGAATATAACAATAACTGCAGACGATATCTCAGACACTAACCAAACTAATAAATGGACTAATACCACTGAAAAAGCATATTGGAATGATAAAGTAGATAAAGTATATTCAACAGATTATGCATATACAGGTGGTTTAGTATTTACATTTGATACCGACCATTATTATATTGGCGATGGAACAACAACTCCTGGAAACGGATACACAGGCACAGCAACAGAAATAATAATACCAAAATTCTTTGATGATGGAGTTCACGGAATAGCACCTGTTGTTGAAATAGGTTTAAGCGCTTTTAACAACAAAACTGCTATAACTTCTGTTAAAATTCCAGACAGTGTAACAAGTATTGGAAGTGATGCTTTCCGTTATTGTATAAGTTTAACATCAGTAATAATACCAAACAGTGTAACAAGCATTGGACTTTATGCTTTTAGAAATTGTCCAAATTTAACATCAATAACACTACCAAACAGTGTAGAAAGCATTGGAAAGTATGCTTTCGGTTCTTGTACAAATTTAACTGAAATAACAATCCCTAACAGTGTAACAAGTATTGGAAGTGATGCTTTCAATTCTTGTACAAATTTAACATCAATAACAATACCAAACAGTGTAACAAACATTGGAAATTATGCTTTCTTAGGTTGTACAAATTTACCCTCAATAACACTACCTAACAGTGTAACAAGTATTGGAGATTATACTTTCCAATATTGTTCAAATTTAACCTCAATAACAATTCTAGGAATAACTCCACCATCTTTAAATTCAACAGCATTCAATGGAAGTGGAATAACCACAACGACAGGATTTATCTATGTTCCTTATGAAAGTTTAACAGCATATAAGACTGCTCCAAATTGGTCAACTTATGCAGACAGGATATTTCCTATACCAGATGGAAAATGGATAAAGGACAGTATTGATGGAAATACAGCGAGCATATCAAGCCTAAATACAAATAAAGCAGATAAAGCAACTACATTAACAGGATATGGAATTACAGACGCATACACAAAGACCGAGATAGAAAACAAAATTGCATCGGTCTATAAATATAAAGGAAGTGTTGCGAATTATGCTAGTTTACCAACTGAAAATTTAACTGTTGGCGATGTATATAATGTTGAAGACACAGGCGATAACTATGCGTGGACAGGCTCTGAGTGGGATAAACTTGCAGGAACTGTTGATTTGAGTGGATACGCAACAAAATTATCAATTGGTCAGTGGCATGTGCCTTATAGAGATGAAGCAGGGTCAGGAGAGCCTAATACTTCTAAGCTCGCAACGATGACAAGCCCTCTTCCTAATGCGATTTTAATTAGAGATGCTGAGGGTAAAGCAACTTTTGTTGGTGGAACTTCTGCTAGTCAGGGAATAGTTAAGAGCCAGTTAGATGCTGCGATTGCTAATATGGCTACAACTCAAAGTTATACAGCGACATTAAGTTCTAGTGGTTGGACAGGAAGTTCAGCACCTTACTCAAAAGAAATTACAGTGAGTGGAATTTTAGCAACTGATAAACTAGATTTTGATTTGAATTTATCGAGCGCAACTTATGCTAACATTCCAACAATTCAAAGTGCGTGGTTTAATGTTTATAGAGCCGTTGCGGGAGCAGACAAGATTACATTTTATTCTCACGAAATACCTAGTATTGATATTCCTTTATTAATTAAGGTGGTGAGATAATGGCAGTTTATAGAATTAATAAAACAAGATTAGCGGAGTTGGTTGATAAGACAATTAAGTATGTTGTTGAGGCGGATTTAAAAGATGTAACAATTATTGGAAGTGATGCTTTCTGGTATTGTTCAAGTTTAGCTGAAATAACAATTCCAAACAGTGTGACAAGTATTGGAAATAATGCTTTTAGAAATTGTACAAATCTATCAAATGTAATAATGAAATCCACAACACCTCCAATACTTGGGAGTACAACTTTTCAAAGCTCTGGAATAACAGCAACAACAGGAAGTATTAAAGTTCCTGTCGGAAGTTTAACAGCGTATAAAACAGCGACAAATTGGTCTGTTTATACAGACATAATAACTGAAGAATAGGAGATTTAATGAGTAAATTTACAGAATTAGTTCAGAGAAATATAAGTGATATTAATCAAGTATCATTATATGGTGCAACTCAAATTGGAAATTATGCTTTTCGTGACACAATGTTAGAAAAAATAACAATTCCAAACAGTGTAGAAAGTATTGGAAGTTATGCTTTCTATAATTGTACAAGTTTAACATCAATAACAATTCCAGACGGTGTAACAAGTATTGGATATGCTGCTTTTAGCTATTGTGAAAATTTAACATCAATAACTTTTATAGGAACTAGTCAATTGACAAGTATTGGAGATAATGCTTTTTCCAATTGTTCAAGTTTAACATCAATAACAATACCAGACGGTGTAACAAGTATTGGACACTGGGCTTTTAGAGATTGTTCAAGTTTAACATCAATAACAATTCCAGACGGTGTAACAAGTATTGGATATGCTGCTTTTAGGTATTGTTCAAGTTTAACATCAATAACTTTTATAGGAACTAGTCAATTGACAAGTATTGGAGATGATGTTTTCTATAATTGTACAAGTTTAACATCAATAACAATACCAGACGGTGTAACAAGTATTGGACACTGGGCTTTCTCTGGTTGTACAGGATTAACAGATTGCACTATTTTAAGAACTAGCGGTGTGATATCTCTTAGCTCAAATAATTTTAATCAAACAAATAATAAAATATATGTGCCTTACTCGTTGTTATCAAGTTATAAAACAGCGACAAATTGGATTGGAATTTCAGATAAAATAATGGGTTATCAAACATTTACAAGCGGAGAAACACTACCACGATACAATACAACTCATACTTTTACTTGGTATCCTTCAAAAGCAGATTTAATATCAAAAACTAATGGAATTGTTGCTAATGGCACAGCAACAGCGACATCTGCTGGGGAATGGTATTGCGACAAGCCTGGTACACAAGTTACTATTGTAACTGACTTAATTAGCTCAGCAAAGACAACAAGTTTTATAAGACCTACAAGTTCAAGTAATGCAAATCAAACAGGATACATATATTTTGATACTGTTGCAAGTACAACACAATATCCTATTGTGATTGATTGTTCAGTTACAAGTTATCAAGACGCATCAGGGACAACTAATAATTATACAAATCAATCTATTAATTACGGGTCGACTATTGAATTTGACAATACAAAAAGTAGTACTTCGAGTTATAAGCTTACAGTTAGGTTTGACACAACGGAAAGAGTATATGTTCAAATGTATGGTTATTACAATTTAATTACTTCGGAATATTGGCAACAAATAACAATTAATTCAATTAAACAAACAACAAGTGAGTATCAAAATTAAAAGGAGGAGAACATGAAAATAGAAGGAAACAAAATAACAGCAGAAGAAGGAAAAGTCTTTAAACGAAAATCAGATGGCTTTATATATGGCAACGAGATTTATCTAGGCTACACATATTTCATCGGCGGGAAAGAACTTGATGAGCCATATTTAGAAGTGCCAGAAGATTTTGATGAAGTTGAAGAAAAGAAAGAAAATTAAAAAAGGAGAAAGAAAGTGGAAAGAAAGATAATAATCAATGAAAACTTTGGATGTTATGAAAATTCAGAGGAGTTTGTAATAACAAACAATGCTAGTCTCGTTTTAAATTTTGAAAATTTAAGTAAATTTGGGCAAGCATTTTTCATCTGCGAACTTCGAAAAAATAAAAAGACAATATTGATTGATAACGATAGAATTATTTTAGATGCTGAATTTATCAAGCCTGGAATTTTAAAAGGTTATATTGAAATTAGAGAAAATGATTTTGCAGTTCAAAAAATAAGACTTGATGACTTAAAAATAATTAGAATTGATAAAAATTTTCAAGCAATACCCGAAATTAAAGAAGCTAGAGATGAAGTAAAAGTATTAAAAGAAAAAGTCGAGAAACTCACTAACTTGACAGAAGAACTTACAGATACACTAATGAGTTTATTACAAAGACAAATTGGAGATTAAAAGGAGAATAAAATGAAGAAATTTTTATTAAAAACACTAGATATTACTTTAACAGTAATAATGATATTAAGTGCTTTATATGCTGTATTTAATATGACAATGACATTTCTACCAGTTGAAATTCAAACACAAGTTTTTAATTGGCTACATATGTCATCCGAATATATTGCTACATTTTCGATTTCATCTGTAATAAATGCAGTAATATTAGTATCATCTAAAATAATACAAACTAATATGAAAGTTGCTTTATCTGCAAAACTCGCAAAAGCAGAACATGTTATTTCAAATGGAATTGCTTCGAATGATAAAATTTTAGAGCGAACAAACGAAATAATTAACAGTCTTAATGTATTACAAGATTTAAATAATGCGGTTTTAAGCGTTCAAAAAGTAACTACTGAGAGAAATATCAAAGCAAGCGACAAACTCGTTTTAAAAAGCGAAAAAGAAGCATATAAGAATGCGTTATTAGATATTGAGAAAGCCAAAGAAAAATTAAAAGCTATTGATAATATATCTAAGGTTTTCAAGAAAGAAAAAGTTGTTGAGATTGAGAAAATAGTTGAAAAGGTAGTTGACCCGCTCGACGGGAGGGTATAATGAATTTAAAATTAAAAAATGGGCTTATAAAAGCCTTTTCTTATCTTTTAGCCGTTTCTGGAACAGTTGTAGTTTTAGTTTTTCAATACTTTACGAAGAAAAATCCTTCGCCAATATCGATAAAGGTTGCAATACCTTGTATGCTTGCACTTTTAGTTTTTTTCTTAATTTATTATAAATCTATTAAAGCAAAAATAAATAGGAAACTAATTGCGATTGAAACAGCGAAAGAGTTAGGAAAGAGAGGGCGAACTAATAGCATTGTAGCGAATTTACTTGAAACAATAGGTATAGTTATTCCTATGGCATTGATTGCTGGAATATTTATGATAGGTGGCGAATTTTTAGTAACAACTGGTCTAATTATGTTCGAAGTTTTAGGTTTTTTTAGTCTAGTAATAATTGGAAATATAATTTGCGATTTTAACACAAAACAAGAACTAAAAAAGAAAGAGGCAGAGCAAGCAGAATTTTTGGCGGACAATATCGCTAAAAAAATTGGAGAACTGCCAACTAATTTTGAATAAAAGGAAGTAAAAAATGAAAGAAAAATTTACCCGAAACATGGGATATTTCATCGTGCTGCTTGTCATAGCAATTTATTTCGTAATATCGTATTTGTTTGTCGAAGGATTTAATGAAAATCCTATTGTATCAATAATTGATGGTGTTCTCATATCAATCGGAACGATTATATCAACAATGTCGATGACATCTCAGGGTATTATTAACGGTCGTTATAGCGATAAATATCAAGATACTTTAAAAAGCCATATTTTACAAAAACAAAAAATAATAACTAAATTAAGCAATTTACAAGGCTGGCTAGATTATGATTATGCAAATCTGACAAGAATAGGCAAAACAACTTTTGTCAGTTCGGCTGGCTTTGAATATGAGGAAGTCTTCGGAGAAAACGGGAAAGTTTTAAATAATTTTAAACTTCCAAAACCGAAACCTTTAGAACTTAAAACCAAAAAAGAGAAATTCTTTGCATTATTTTATAGAATTTATTATAAATTTTTTGGTGAAGAATGGAAATGGTATAGGGAGCAAAGGAGATACATTAAAAAAGCAAAACGATATAAAGTTACAAGATTAACAGTGTCTGATGTTATGAATATCAATGCGAAAAAAGACCCTAACGACTTCGGACATGATGAAAGCTATTATATGAAGAAAAAGACAGGAACAACTATTTTAACAAGATTGTTCATAAGTTTTGGGCTACCATTTATTGCCTTTGCATATCACGATTTTAATATACAGTTCTTCTTACAACAACTTATAACAATATTAATTATGTTAGTGTCAGCAATGATGGCAATGTTCTTTGCTTATATATATATGATAACAGAAAATCGTGACGGTGTTATTAAAAAAGTAAACAAGTTAGAAGAGTATGAACACTCTGATATTTTTAAAAGTGAAAGAAAAGAACCTATTATTGAAAGGGTTATAAAAGAAGAACCTAAACAGCAAGAACTCAAAACAGAAGAACCAAAAACAGAATAAATAACTATTAAAGATTTACAAGGGGCAGTTTAAATACTGCCTCTTTTTTTATTATAAAAATATTTTAAAAAACTTGTTAAAATTGTTTTGACTTTGTAAAAATATATGGTATCATAAAATCAAGGAGGTAAAAAAATGGAAACAGCAAATAACATTTTCATTAAATATTTTGGAAGGCTACCATACTCAAATAAAGAGTTAGCACAATTTATTTTAATTGAAACACAGAAATATGGCTTGCTAGGCGTTTAAAAATTTAGGGTCGTAGATTTTATCTAGAAAGATACTAACTCGGCTTATATGGGCAAAATTTAAAGCGAAAGGGGTGTATTATGAATGATTATATGGATAAGGTTTGGAAAGAAAGAGTTTGCGATGAGTGTGGGAATAAATTCCAAACAACAGTTGTAAAAAGAGATTGGGGGTATAAATATTTCTCTCGATCCAAAAGAAAGAAAGTTAAAAAAATGTTTTGTTGCTATAAATGCTATAATAAATATTTAACACGATTAGAAAACAATGATAAAAATTATGTAAATTGGCGTGATTTAGTTGCAAAAGATTTTTAAATGTGATAATATATAATTGTTAATGTGGAGATTTAACACAGGTAACTACTCGAAAGAGTTTTACATAAAATAAAAATACGCTCTGTTAGACTTTTCCACATTAACACTAACAGGGCGTAATTTTATTTATAAGGAGAAAATATGAGAGATGGTTATTCAATATGCCTAAACGAATGGGCGTTAGACAAGACAATAAAAGATGACTTGGGGTTGTTATTAATAATATCAAGTTTAACGGCTGAAAAAGGTTATTGTTATGCTAAAAATAGTTATTTTGCAGAAATGTTTGATATAAACGAGGTTTCAGTTTCAAGAAAGATTAGCAAACTTATAAAGAAAGGTTATCTAACAGCAGAATATGAAATGCGTGGAGCAGAAATTAAAAATAGAAAACTACGGTTAACAAAAATGTTAACGGACGGTTATCAAAAAAGTGAACCGACCATTAACAAAAATGTTAACGGCTCTCCTATTAATAATATAATATATAATAATACAATATATAAAAGAGAGGGCATTGAACAAAGTTCAACGCCTGTCCCACAAAATAAAAGATTTAAAAGACCTACTTTAGAAGAAGTTAAAGAGTATTGTTTAGAAAGAAAAAATAACATAGATGCTGAAAACTTTATAAATTTCTATGATAGTAAAGGTTGGAAAGTAGGGAATACTCCTATGAAAGATTGGAAGGCTTGCGTTCGAACTTGGGAGAAAAAGAGTTTTAGTAATATTCAATATAAAAAGCCACAGGCAAATATAAAAACAAGAGAAAATATTAATACAGATGGATTACTTGACGATGTAGATAAAGTTTGTATATAAAAAAACTTTTAGAAAGTGTATAAAATTGCTTGACATAGTCAAAATAATATGTTATAATAATTATGTAAAAGGAGGTTAAAAGGTAATGAAAAAATACGACTTAAAAATTGCTTCACTTCCGAGAAATGAAATGTGTAAGATATTGTATAGAATAAAAGTTGGGACATTAAGTTTTAAAAGAAGATTTGATAAAAGCACAAATAAGCAATGTATATTTGTTTGTAGTAAAGAATTAAATAATTGGAAGCCGAGAAAAGCTGGAAGACCAAAAAAACTATCAAAAAAGTTTTAGGCAAGAAAAAATAAAAAGGGGTGTTAATATGGAAAAAGAAATAAACGAGTTTTTAAAACATTTTGGAGTGCTACCTAAAAGCAAAAAGGAATTAGCACAATTTATCTTACTCAAAAAGGGGGTAAGCAAATGAAATTTTATATGAATGAAACAGCTGACACTATTCGATGGAAAAACCTTTGCAACTTTTTAAAAAAAGGTGGGTACTATATGATTTATGGAGTATCCGATGAAGATGCGAAAAAGGGAAACGAAGAAGCACTAAAAGAGATAAGAGAAATTGAAGAAAAGTATAACTTCTCAAATAGATATGAGGCGAGAGTATGAGCGAGTTAGAAATTCAAATTAAAAGAACATTAGATTTATTAGAAAAAATTGATAAACAAATCAAAGAAATAAATAAAACTTTAAAAGGGGTGTTAAATGGAAAAGAAAGAAGTTTATAAAAAGTTGTTAAATATACAACAAAAGTTAAAGGCTCCAAAGGGGCAGTTTAATGATTTCGGTAAATACCATTATAGAAGCTGTGAGGATATTTTAGAAGAAATAAAACCTCACTTGGCGAGGGAAAATGCAATATTATATTTCTCTGACAAAATTGAGAGTGTTGGCGACAGAAATTATATTAGAACAGAACTTCATTTTGTAGACATTAATAGCGGAGAAGAGCTGATTAATTCTGCTTATGCAAGGGAAGAAGAAACTAAAAAAGGAATGGACGGAAGTCAAATAACAGGGGCTTCAAGTTCTTATGCTCGTAAATATGCTTTAAACGGTCTATTTGCAATAGATGATACAAAAGACAGCGATACAACAAATAAAGGCGATGAAAAGCCAAAGCAACCTGTAAAAGAATCTAGCACAAAGAAAGAGCCTGTAAATGATGAGATAAAACAAACTACTTTAAAAAATGCAGGAGATTTTATATTTCCATTTGGAAAAAATAAAGGTAAATCTATAAAACAAATTTATGAAGAAGATAAAGATTATGGTTATTTAGATTGGTGTTTAGATGCTGATTTTGTTAAACAAGATATAAAAGATTTGATAGCACAATTTTTAGAAGATATTGATACAGGTTATGACATAAATTTAGAAGAAGTCGAAATAAACAGTGACGAATTACCATTTTAATTAGGAGAGTTATATGGAGAAAGTAGTTATACGAATAAAAAAAGCAGAAGACACAATAAAAGTCCAAGCTCAATTGCTTTCTCTTTTAACCGAACTTGAAAGAGGCAAGACTTTCGATTGCACGATTGAAGAACACAGACAAAGAAGAAGTCTAAACGCAAATTCATACTTTCATTTGTTAGTTGATAAACTTGCGAAGCATTATAAAATGGGTTCTGATGATATGAAAAAGAAAATGGTGCTTGAGTATGGAGTGATTGCACAAGACAATTTAGGGAAGAAAATTGGTATTAAAATGCCAGAAAATCAAGATATAACAATATTTTATCCTTATGCTAAATGGTTTGCTGAAAGTGTAGAGAAAGGTATCAAGTTTAATCATTATTTATTTTATAAGCAAACTCACACACTTGATAGTAAAGAAATGGCGACATTGATTGATGGTGTTGTGACTGAATGCAAAGATGCTGGAATTGAAACCTTAGACGATTTAGAACTTAAAAGATTAGTTAAAAATTGGGAGGATAAAAGATGATTAAATACATAATTGAAGACACTCGACAAAAGATAGGAAAACATAAATTAAAAGAAGATTTTTTTAAGTTAAATGGAATTAATATTGTGCGTTCTAAATTGCCTGTCGGAGATTTCGCTAGAATGGATGACTTAACGACTATTATAGACACCAAAAAGAATGTGCTAGAGCTTGTAAATAACATTTGCGGTAAACAACACGAGAGGTTTAGAAAAGAGTGCCAGTTGGCTCAATTTTGTGGGATTAAACTAATTTTCTTAATTGAAGAAGATTATACTTTTGAAACTCTTAAAAATTGGACTTCAAAAAGGACGCAAGTAAAAGGCGAGACATTAGTAAAAGCGATGTTAACAATGCAGGAACGATACGGAATTGAATTTGTTTTCTGCGATAAAGAAGATGCTGGTAAAAAAATAATTGAAATATTAAAAAAATATTGAAAAATTGTTTAACATAGTCAAAATAATATACTATAATACTGTTAATAACAAAAGGGGGATATACGAATGAAATTAAAAAAAGTAGAAGAATTGGTATTAGATACATTAGAAAAATACAGAGCTACAAGGAGAGATGATTATTTATTGTATTTAGTTGTTTTAAAAAGATTAGGAATTGATACTAGGTTGCAGATACAAGAATTATTCCTAAATCATAAAGATTATAAATTGCCAGCATTTGAAAGTGTGACTAGGTGCAGAAGAAAAATACAAGAAACAAGACAAGATTTGATTGATTGGAGCACTGCAAAAATCAGAAAAGATAAAGAAGAAGAGTTCAGAGCTTACAGTAGAAAAGGAGTGTAGAATGCGAAGTTTCAAAGAGTTAGTGGAAGAATATGATTCTTTAAAAAAAGAACTACGAGATATTGAAAGAAAAAAAGCGGAACTAATGCAGATGTATTGTTTCCCACATTGTCCTAGTTTTGGAAATAAGATTCAATCACAGAGAATAGATTATCCTTCTGAAAAATATACTGATAAAGTTATGCAACTTGACGACGAACAAAACAAACTTGAGGAAATGTTAAATATTGTAAGACGAGAAATATCTAATAGGCTATCTAAAATAACAAATTACAAAGCACAAGACATAATCAAAGATAGAATTTTTTTAGGGTTGAGTTTTAATCAGATTGCGAAAAAGAATTATCTCAGTAGAGTTTGGGCTAGCAACTTGTTTTGGAATGGAATGAAACAAGTTGAAGCGGATGAAAAGAGAAATGAAATGGGAGAGAATTTTCATAAGTCCTGACGAAAGCAGGCGGAAAGAGGAGAGATGATATGAGAATAGATAAGAAATTTAAAGGATTGAAAAAATTAGAAAATGGCGATTATTTTCTAAAAGGCGGAATAAGAACAGATGAAGATTTAATTATTGAATTGGACGATAGATTAAAAGTTGAACAAGGAGTCTATGCTAAAAGAATAGAAATAAATACTACTTTGATAGCAGGCGATGGAATTAAAGCAGGCTGTGGAATTAAAGCAGGCTGGGGAATTAAAGCAGGCTGGGGAATTGAAGCAGGCTGGGGAATTGAAGCAGGCTGGGGAATTGAAGCAGGCTGTGGAATTAAAGCAGGCTGGGGAATTAAAGCAGGCTGGGGAATTGAAGCAGGCTGGGGAATTGAAGCAGGCTGGGGAATTGAAGCAGGCTGGGGAATTGAAGCAGGCGATGGAATTAAAACAGGCGGTGGAATTGAAGCAGGCGATGGAATTATAGCAGGCGGTGGAATTATAGCACATACATTTATCAGTTCTAAAAAAAGAATTTTTGCAGGAACATCTATTTATAGAAATTCTAGTGATTGTGATAAGACAATTAAATGTGCCGAATTAAAAAGTGGAGAGATTGCATATGGAGATTTAATAATAACGAAACCAAAAGAAGAGCCTGTTGAAGAAATGACATTAAAAGAAGTTTGCGAGAAGTTAGGTAAAAATATCAAAATAATAAAATAGTCAAATAAGTTTAGTTTTAAGGTAAAAGGAGAAAGAAGTGATAGCATTAATTATAATTTTAACAGGATTATTGTATATGTTTTATGTAATAGACGCATTAGGAATCCCACTATTTATAGTATTTTTAATTTTACAATTATGTGGCGTTATAACTTGGAGTTGGGTAATGGTTTGTTTGCCACTGATTATTTGGGGTTGTGCTGGATTATTAACATTTATAACTATTGCGGTAATTAGTTATATTTCAGAAGAATATTAAAGGAGAAACAATGCAGATATTAGTAGCGTGTGAAGAAAGCCAGGCAGTAACGATTGAATTACGAAAATTAGGACACGAAGCATATAGTTGCGATTTGTTAGATTGTAGTGGCGGACACCCCGAGTGGCATATTAAAGGTGATGTTTTACCACTATTGAATGGAAATTGCTGTTTTATGACAATGAACGATGAACAACATATTTTAGATGGAAAATGGGATATGATTATTGCTTTTCCGCCTTGTACACATTTAGCAAGTAGTGGAGCAAAACATTTTGCAAAAAAAATAGCAGATGGTAGGCAACAACAAGGTATAAATTTCTTTATGGAATTTACAAAGGCAGATTGTGAAAAAATTGCTATTGAAAATCCAGTAGGTATTATGAGTTCGAAATATAAAAAGCCAAATCAGATAATACAACCATATTACTTTGGGGATAGTGCTAAAAAAACTACTTGTTTATGGCTTAAAGGTTTGCCAAATTTAATTCCAACAAAAATTGTTGGGCCTGGTGAGTTCTACATAAGTCCAAGCGGTAAAAAGATGCCTAAATGGTGTTGTGACCCAGTTGATGAAAATGGAAAGAAACTTGCTTATAACAGTGAAAAAATTAAAATGTTAAGAAGTAAAACATTTCCAGGAATAGCAAAAGCAATGGCTGAACAATGGGCTGGTAATCTAAAAGGAGAAACAGAATGATAAGTAAAGAGAGATTAGTTGAGTTGTTTAAGGAGGAAGTATGAAAGTATATGTAAGTGAGAAAGACATAGAAGAAAATGACTTAAACTTTATAGAAGACGAATTTGTAGAAAAATATTGGCTTTTAAGAGGCGACAAATTTGAAGATGATGGTGGTTTTGAGGTTCACGACGATGTTGGAATGGTTGAAATAGAAACGCTTGAACAGCACGACCTCGAAATAAGGGCTGATGAGAGAAAGAAAGTTTGTGAAGAGTTGTTGGAGTGGGCTGATAGTAAAATGATGGATTGGATAAATAGTCCTAAGTATAGAGAACCACGTTTTAGAGGCACAAGAATAATACATTATTATGATTTACAACAAAAACTAACCGAGTTAAAGGGAGAATGATATGGAAGAGAAAGAAGTATTTGAGATAACAAGTAATATTGTAGCAAATTTTATAGACGATGCAGATAAATTTGTCAAGCAACAAACCATTGACCATATAATGCAAAACGGTAAATATTATGATGTTATAAATATTAGTAAGTCAAGAGTTAAAGAAATTGTTGAAAATGGACTTAAATATGAGCAACTCAAAAAAGAAAACGCCTACTTAAAATCCGCACAAAACAAGATTGCGATTGAAAAGTTAGAAAAAGTTAGAGAAAATTTAGCTTTTAATGGTTGCGATTATTGTGTTTGGTGTATTGATTCCGAAATAAAAGAGTTGAAAGGAGAGAAAGATGAGTAAAGAAAAAAATAATGACTATATTTCTTATAGAAGCAGTAAGATAGTATTTTGTCAGGATGGTAGAATTTTGTCGACAGATAAAGATGATGAGATAGTTGATTTAAGAGATTGTGAGAACTGCAAGCAAAAAGACCAACGCATAGCAGAACTTGAAAAGCAAGTTAAAATTAAAGAAATTGCGTTCTTAAACGAAATTCCATGGTTGGATTATTATTTAGATTGGGAAAAATTTGGAACAGATAAAGAAAGACAATTATATATTAAAAAAAGATTAGAGCAAGCTGAAGAGGAACTCAAAAATAGGGAGGGGAAATGAAAGAATGAAAAATGAACAGATTATAAAACTGCTTAAAGTAGCAATATATTGCACTTTAATAATGTTTGCATTTGAAGTGCTTTTTATGCACTCGGCTGTAACAAACTTTTTAACAACCCTTGTTGAGTCCTCAGGAGCATGGGCATATATAGTAATTTGGTTAATTATGTTTTTACAAGTTTGCATCGTACCAATTCCCGCATATGTTGTTTTAGTTGGGGCTGTTAATACTAGTTTAATAACTACTAAATTTTTAAACTTAGGATTAATTGATGTATGGTTCTATTTGACAACATTAAGCGCTTATATGGTAGGATGTGCTGTTGCATATTTTTTAGGATATAAATGGGGTAAAAAAGCTGTGAAATGGGTCGCGGGAAACGATTCTGAATACGAAAAATGGTCAACTTTAATTAATAAAAAAGGTAAAATCTGGTATGCTTTAACTGTATTGTTCCCAATTTTTCCAGATGACCTTTTATGTGTTGTTTGCGGTGCTATAAAATTTGAATTTGGTTTCTTTATGATAGCTAATTTTATTTGCAGGACTATAGGATTATTTTTTATGGTTGAGTTTCTAAAACTAGTAGGAATGATGAATAATAATGGATTTCCTTGGAGTGTATTAATATGGGGTATTGCATTGTTATTAGAAATAATAATGCTGTATATATTCAAATTTAAAACAAAAGGAGAAAGAAATGATAGCAGATAAATTAGGTCTGCTTATCTAATTTTCTTGCACAAGAATCATTGTAAAAAATAAAAAAGAGTTTACAAGAGTTTACACAATTTACTTGACTATGCTTCAAAAGTATGATATCATGTATAATGAAAGAGTATGCGAAAGGCACCGAATAGGTGTTTTTTTATATTTAGGAGTATCAACAATTTTCAGGACACCCCCTTTTATTGTTGATGGGAAAAACCGAATGTCAGAATAATAAAGAATGGTTTTGGTGGGATTTTAATACTGACATAAATTTTAGGAGAAGATGAAGTTAGACAGAAACGGATATGCAAAAAGTATAATGCAAGACAAAGAAGAGTGTTTTATAACAAAGGCACGAGGAATCAAGTTAGACAGGCACGAGATATATTACGGCACTGCTAACAGAAAGATAAGCAAGGCTAATGGCTTTTGGGTGTATCTTATACCATCCCTGCACAATATGACAAGTATAGGGGTGCATTTTAATAGGGAGTTTGATTTACAGTTAAAGACTGCATGTCAAAGGAAATTTGAAGAGAGTCATACAAGGGAAGAGTTTAGAAAACTCATAGGGAAAAGTTTTTTATAAAGGGGTGATATGGGAAATTATATAATTGATATTAATGTTAATGAAGATGTTGCAAGTGAATTTAGAAAGCACGAGTTATACAGTAATCCTTATTCTTCGTTTGAGTTAAATGTAATTAGTTTTTCAGTAATGGAGCAAATAAAAGAATGTTTGAGTAACTTACAAAAACAGATAGAAAAAAGCAAACTAATGAGGAAAAGAGTTAAGAAAGCTCATATGTAAAAGTTTTTTATAAGGGGTGGAGAATGGGTGCAACAGAGATATTCTTAATGGGTGCGTTATTCGCAACAGCGGTTATACTAGTTGGATTTTTAATAGGTAGATGCATATTTTCTGAAGAAGAAGAGCTTAATACAGAAGAAAAAAAGTTTTATGAGAAAAAAGAGAAAAGACAAAAGAGAAATGCTTATATGAGAGAGTATAGAAAGAAAAAGAAAGAGGCTAATAAATGAAAATAGTAATAAAAGACATTAAGCAAATAGACAATGGACGCGAAATCGGGCAGACAGTATTTATAAGAGCAAATTCAAAACAAATAGAGAATATATGCAAAGGTGTTGATAAGTTAACAGAGCTTATGTTTGCTATTGACTCGATGGCTGATAAATGGGATAAAGAAAACACAGACGCTAAAAATTTAAAGAAGAAGTAAAAGAAATGATATACAAGCCTAAAAGTTGTAAAGAGTGTCCTGCATACAGAGAGAACAAAAACAAGTGCTGGTGTGGGGTTGATAAAACTAAGAAGCAAATCGATAAAGAGAATATAAAAGAAACAAGCGAGCAATGGGATAATTGCTTGATTGATTGGGATAGGGAAGATGGATAGAAAGAAAGGAAGACCAAGTGATTATGAATTAAAGGTTAAGCCTAAACTATTTTTAGTAGAGAATTGGGCTAAAAGCGGGAATACTGCCGAAGAGATAGCCGAGAAACTTGATATTGCTAAGTCAACTTTATATGTTTATATGTCTAAACACCCTGATTTTTCGGACGCTATAAAAAAAGGGAAAGAAGAAATTGACTTCAAAGTAGAGAATGCTTTATGTAAAAGAGCATTAGGGTATGACTATTTTGAAGAGGTATGGGAAAACCGAGAAGGAAAAATGATATGTGTTAAGAGAATAAAGAAACATATGCCACCTGATACGACTGCTCAAATATTCTGGTTAAAGAACAGAAAGAGGGATATATGGAAAGACAAATGGGTAATTGATAAGGAAGATGAATATTTAAGTAATGGATTAAACGATATTGTAAACGCGATAAAGGGGAACAAAGAGGAAATAAAGTGATAAAGTTTAAAGGTTTTACTCAAAAGCAGGCAGATATTATTAAAAAGCCATTAAAGCGATTAGTAGTATTAAGCGGTGCTGTTAGAAGTGGTAAGACTTTTGTAAGTTATTTTATAATCCCGTTATTGATTAAAGAGTTTGGTATTAACTCGAGAGGAATTATACTAGGTAAGACACTTGGAATGATTGAAGAAAACATACTTATTCCAATGAGAGAGCTTTTCGGATATAAATTTATTGGAGATATAAAGTCGGATACCTCTGGAAACAGATATGTTAATTTATTTGGAGCAAAAGTCAGATGTGTTGGTGCGAATGACAAAAAGAGCGATGGAAAGATAAGAGGAACAACATATAGTTGGGCTGTATGTGATGAAGTCGCTACATATCCTGAGAATGTGTTTCATATGCTCATGTCGAGGTTAAGTGAGCCAAATGCAAAATGTATATGCACGACTAACCCAGAAACACCGAGTCATTGGTTTAAAGTTAGATATATCGATAATCCAAAAATTGAGATTGATGTTTATAACTTTAAGATTGATGATAACCCCACATTAACGAAAGAGTATGTCGAAAATTTAAAAAACATATATCGAGGCACGGAGTTATATGACAGATTAATTGAGGGTTTATGGGTAAGCGGTCAAGGAGCGATATACAAGAACTTTATAATTAACAAAGACAAGTTTATAAAAACGATAGAAAACAATAATAAGTTTATTGAGTATGCTGTTGGCATTGACTTTGGAGAAAATAAATCATCGACTACATTTAGTTGCATAGGGCTTTGGCGTGGGTCTAGGGGTTTTACGGTGTTAGCAGACGAGAGAATAAACACGCACGGCACTCCGCAAGATTTACAAGACAAATTTATAAGATTTTTAGAAAGGTGTATTTCAAAGGGGTGGAAACCTAGTTATTGTTATTACGACAATGCACAGTGCACATTAGGCAAAGGTTTACAGAGTGCTGTTGCTAAAAAAGGATATGAAATAGGAGTTGTTGAATGTGTGAAAGACCAGATAATCGAAAGAATACATCAAATACAAACACTTTTCGGGGCTGTAATGATAGAGATTAATGTTGAGTGTAAAGAGTCTATAAAGGCATTTAGTGATGCATTATGGGCAGATGATGAAACGAGGCTTGACGAAGTGTCGCCTACTAATCCAGTGGACATGCTGGATGCGATTGAGTATGCATTTCAAAAGTGGTCTAAGAATTTAATTTTAATGGCATTATATGGAGGAAATAAAATTGGCTGATATAAATAAAATTGTTTCTACTGTTAGAAAGTATTTAAGTAGAAGCGGGAGAAATGTTGCCTACTTAGATTATGCAGAAACAAAGATACAAGAATATTTAGAGTGGTATCGAGGGAAGACTTCCTGGCATAATTATAAAGTTCATACTGGTAGAAAAGTCCCGATACATAAAACAAGAGCATCGTTAGACTTAGCAAAGACAGCGTGTGAAGATATGGCAAGTCTTCTATTGAATGAGAGAGTTGATATAAAACTTTCGGACAGCGAGAGTCAATCTCTTGTTGATAGAGTTTTAAGAGATAATAACTTTAAAGTTGAGGGCAACCGACTGATGGAATTAGTGTGTGCTTTGGGAACTGGTTCAATTAATAACGGCTGGGACGCTGATAAAAAAAGACAAGTAATGGACTTTGTTCACGGAGATATGATATTTCCTATTAGTTGGGAAAACGGAATAATCACAGAGTGTGCTTTTGGAACTGTTGGGAAAGAAAATACAAATATATTCTATACTTTATATATTCACGAGATTGGAATAGATGGAAACTATGTAATTAAGACTGTTAATCTTGACACTAACAGTAATGTTGTTAATCCGCTTGAAATTGCAGATAAAATGACATCTAAGAGTGATGAATACAGCGAGATTATATATACTGGTAGTTCTATACCGTTTTTTAACACTATAAAGACAAATATTGTTAATAATTATGACAAGACAAATCCGTTAGGAATGAGTATATTTGGAAATGCGATTGATATATTAAAGTCAATTGATATGGAGTATGACAGTTGGCACAATGAGTTCGAAACTGGAAGAAGAAAATTGTTTGTCAAAAGCGGGTTAAAAGTTATAGAGATAGCAACAGATAGTGAAAATTTAGTTGACCCTATAGACAGAAACGATACGACATATCACTTACTAGACTGGGAAAAAGATGATGTTCCTATTCACGAGTTTAGTCCGAATTTAAGAACAGAAGCACATGTAAGTTCGCTTAATACACAGTTAAAGTTCTTTTCACGAAAGGTTGGATTAGGTGACGGTTTTTATGCTTTTGAAAATGGTGGGTTAAATAAGACAGCAACAGAGATAATTTCAACAAACAGTTCTTTATTTAGGAATTTAAAGAAATTTGAGTTAATTTTGGAACAGGCACTTGTTGGAATGTGTCGTGCGATACTTACGATTGAAAATTTATTTAATGGTGGAAATTATGATGTATGGCAAGATATAACAATAAATTTTGATGACAGCATAATTGAAGATACTGAGAAAGAGAAACAGCAAGCAATGGCTGAATATAACGCAGGACTTATTGATAGAGTTGAATATTTTGTTCTTACAAGAAATATGACAAGAGAGCAGGCACAAAAATTTGTTGCAGAAATGGATGCAACAGACACTATGAAAGAAACATTAAATTTTATGAATAATGGTGGCGGATTTTAATGAAGAATAATTTAGAGAGTGCAAGACCATATACTTCAATGGAAATAGTAGCAGACTTGCAGACCGAAATAAAAATGCTTATAAAGAACAGTATATTTAGATTGGGAGACATGCTAAAATATACCAAAAGAGTTGAAGCGTTGCTTGACGAGGGTTTAAAAGAAATAACAAACGAAGGGTTGAGAAACACC